AGATTAGAATTGCGTAGTGTGTCGCTGAGTAACCACTCATAGAAGAACTGCTCTCTCTCCTCAGGGGTAGCCTTGTCAGCATGAAAGCCTAAGCGCTGCATACAAGCGTTGGCCTCTTTTACGCTGATCTCGTTAAACTCACATGCAGTCTTCAATAAGCCTGGGTTCTGAAAGTTCGTAATGTTGCTCGGAGTCACCTCACCAACTCGCTTGTATGGAGCAGGTGGCGCTGACTGCTGTGGAGCTCGTTGGGGTTGTGGACGCTGAGACTGTGGAGCGCGTTGGGGTTGTGGGTTGTGGGTAGCAACATCAGTCTCACCGATTGAGTGAGCAGAGAGTGAAAAACGCTCCTCATCAGATAGTGGCATACTGTCGGCCATCTCATCTACTGAGTAGATACCAGCCAGCGCATCAGGGAAGAGAGCACGAAGCGCAAAGGAGATCATGCGAGAACGTAACATCTGTTGTGGCATGCGTAACCACGACTGATTACGAGTAAGCCCCATCTTCTCTGCCATCTCCCAAGTAAATGAAAAAGTGTGAACCATCTCTTGAGGCTCATCATTTCGAGCAACGTTTACAGTACAGATGCGATCAGTCCACTCTGTGATTTGGAGGAAGCGCATCAAGCCGGAGCGTCGACAAATACCAGCCAAGGCATCAGCCTTTAGAGCAGGTTTACCTTTGATCATGTAAGCCTGCTCTAAGACTTTACCCATATCGTAGCCGAAGTGAGCACCAAAAGTAGCGTGTAGGATTAGCAGCTCTTGAGCTTTTTGTTGGTTAGTGGTGAGGAGAGAAGCCAAGTTCATGGCCTCGTTGATGTCTTTGGGAATGTAAATGCTCATGTGTATGTATCCTTAAATAGTCAGATATTCAGTAAGAATAAGGTGATAACGATTAGTGAGGCTAGAACAAACTCATCATCGTCAGTCAGTTGTTTCAGTCGTTTCTTGATGGTGTATCTAATGTTGTAAAAATTCACTTGCGGAACTTCCGAGCGATACGAGCAGAGAGCTTGATGCCGGCTCTCGCGAGATCAAACTTGTTGACACCTTGAGAGAGCTTCTCTGAGAGGTCGACAGCTTGAATCGCTTTGAGCTCGACATCAGTAATGCTCAGGGGTTGATTGAGGTCCTCCGGCCGGATGGGTTGGAGGTCGTAACATGTAGGGTATTCGTCAGAGTAGGCCATTATTCTTCTTCTCCCTCGAAGTAGTAAATGTGGTCAGCATAGGTGAAAGTGTGACAACGCGAGTAGCGCAGCGCATCACTCATTAACTCATAGAGTCGAGTGTAGAGTAGATCTGCAGTATGATAATCAAGTATCTCTTTGGCGGTCTTGACCTCATAGTCACAGCTTGAGCAAAGCACAGAGCGGACGCGAAACTTAGCGTCTGGATAGATCTCTTTGTAGTTTGCGTGAAGCTTTTTATTGAAGTCATTGGGCTCAAAGCAGACAGGCAGACCCTTTTGTTCTGATAAGAAATTAGCGGCTTCAGCCAACTTGAGAGCGGTATCTTTAAAAGCGTCTATGTCTCCTGAGACAACACGCGAAAGGTAGCCAGCTGACACGTTTGCTTTTTTTGATAAGTCAGTAAGCTTGATTAATTTAATCTGAGCTTGTTTAGCAGGATGCATCTTATATCCTCCAATAATGAAAAAAAGATGATAAATGGTATTTGACACAAAAGGAAAAAACATGTCAAATGGTTTTTGTAATCTTTTTTCATAAGGGTGAAGAATGACAGAACATGAAGTCAGACAGAAGATATACAGTCTGCAATTAAAGCATGCGTCTAAGCTTGTGCTCTTGGGGATACTCTCAAGAGTGAGTTGGGATACTTGGTCAGGTCAAGTTTCCGCTAACGACATAAGCCAGCTAATGAACATTCCACTAAGGACAGTCAAGAGCGCGATTAAAGACTTGTCTGCTCTAGGTTATATAGAGCGAAATGCACAGCTCAGAGCACCGGCTCAACATCACAGAGCGCAAACTAAACTTGTTGTCTCCAAGGTGTGCAAAAACTGCACTAGTGCAAAAACTGCACCAGTGCAAAAACTGCACCCCCCTAGTGCAGAAATTGCACCACCCCTAGTGCAAGAATTGCACCCCCCTAGTGCAGAAACTGCACCACCCCTAGTGCAAGAATTGCACCCTATTACAATAGAGGAATCAATAGAGGTATCAATAGAGGATAAACAATACACACGCGAGCCACAGCGAACACCTCAGGCAGCTCCTCAGCCTCAAGCTTTTGTTTGGCCTCCTCCAGTTGAGACTATTGCAGATCAAGAGGAGAAGATCAGAGTAAGTCTTAACAAAGAGAAAGAGGAACGCGACAAAGCAAGAGCTCACCTATCACCTGAGAGGAGAGCTTATGAGGATCAAATCAACCACAACCAAGCATTTTTAAGGAATAGCTACAAATGATCAACAACGAAAAACACGAAGCGTCACAGATGACGAAGCTCAACATCACAGAAGATGTAATCAACAATCTAAAGCGTCTCCAAGCTCTCAGAAAAGAGCAAGCTCAAGAGGAGCCTAAACCAACATATTTGGACTACAGCCACCTCACACCGCGAAACTTAGAAGATCATGACTTCATTGATCGACAAGCCATGACTCTTACCTGCAAACCAGTCTCGTATTGTGGGGAGTGTCAACAGGGGTACTATTACGAGCGTATCAAGGGGATGACCTCTCTTGAGGCTAAGATGTGTTTGCGTTGTGAAAAACCAAGACGTTGGATGACTCGCCTCAATAATATGGGACTCCCACCGGATGCTATAGGGATGCACCTAGACAAATATGAGCCCGACTCTCCACAACAATTAGAGGCTATCTCGCGGTGTTTGGAGTGGTTAAAGACTCCTGACACATCAGAGAAGCCACACCTTAGACGAGCTCCCAATTTACTTCTTCATGGGCCTCCTGGGAATGGAAAGAGTTCTTTTCTCTATGCCTATGCTCGTGAAGCTGCCACATGCTCAAAGCTTGTAATCAAAAACAACAAGCGTAGACCTCGAGGAGTTAAGGTCAAGTTCATTTCACATTCTCAGCTCCTCTCAAATATCAAGAAAACTTGGAATGATAAGACTGCTCAAGATCCTCTCAAAGATTGGCTTGATGGTGTTGATATACTACTTATTGACGAGTTTGGTGGGGTTGGTGGATCTGCCAATAAAAGCGCTTGGTGGAAACAACAGACTATAGACCTCATTCAAGAGTTTAGTCAGCTATGGGCATCCGGTAAGCTCCAAGTGATCCTGACGACTAACCTCACACCGCGAGAAGTTTTAGCTTCATTAGGAGATAATGCAGCTGCTCAATCTCGCCTTGGAGCTATGTTCCCACAGCCCATTAAGATGCTAGGGCGAGATCGAAGAGTTCAAGATGTAGATGCTGGCGCTTGGGGCTTCTAGTAACAAACCGACCTCAAAGCCACATGAGAAACTAAGAGGCCGGTCTGCTCACACAACTGAAACATGATATTAATATCAACTTTTCATTGACGTGACAACTAGCCTGATTCATACTCTCTAAGCTTATCAATCCCAATTTCTTAAACCAAACAAAACAATATACTCTATGAGTATCGATACATAGATGTATGTTTTATGAGGCTTAGGGTAGTCTTTGCGAACATTTCAATTTCTAGGGGTTGGTAAGCTCTTTTTTATTTAGAGAGCTGATATGATCAATCAAGTAACATTAATCGGAAACCTCGGAGACAACGCAGAGCTAAGGACGACTCAATCAGGAACGCCTTACACTTATGCGAGACTCGCGACAAATGAAAACTACAAGGATGGCCAAGGGAATTGGCAGACCTCTACTGAGTGGCATACACTAAAGATTTGGGGTAACTCCTCAAATCGAGCGGCTCAAGTTATGCTCAAAGGTAAACGAGTCTATGCACAAGGGCAGCTTCGCTCTCACGTCAACACAGAACAGAAACGAGTTTGGGAAGTGAGAGTGGATACCTGGCGAGTACTCGACCGAGAAGAGAAACTGCTACCTCCTGAGCCAAGCCATAACCCCAGCTCTTTTGGAGAGGGTTGGACACGTCGATAAGACAAACAGAATTAATTGAACCTCATTTGAGGATAGGAAAAAGACATGAACTTCTCACTAGAATATCACCTAAGGAAACAGCTAAACCAATTCTCAAGCCCTTTTGATAATATGCAGTTTGGGCTTTGGTTTGAGCGACAAGTCTTTAATGTTTTAAATGAGCTGCCATTTGATAACGTGACTCATCTTGAGTCTAACCCTCGGCATCATAACTATGATAAGCGCTCCAAGTATTGTGATATCGTCACTGATGACAACACTGATAATAAGATCTACTGGGAGATCAAAACAGTAGGGTTAGACAGATCAAAGTCTCTTGAAGAGGTATTTAACTTTAATGCTTTTCTCGATGATGATGACAATGATGAGCGTGGTACATGGGAGCCAAGACTGAGAACTCAGTGGCCTCTGCTCAGAGAGCGTACACGCAAGGCCGGAGCATACATGATATTAATGCTCACTTGTACTAAGGCGATACGCTCTAAGCTTGTAGAGATATGTAAAACCAATGACCCTTGGCTGATGAGTCAAGCTGTGGCCCCCTTATTGGATGTGTGTCAAGTCGTTAATATATACGGCCATGGAGACCAAGCTGGGGTGAGAGTGTTTGATAACATCACTCACTTCTTTGATTGGGAGGATAATCACCCTGATGTTGGTCAAGCTTTATCAGATGGCTTATTACCCTACTCAGCTCTTGAGAAGTGTGACATTAATCTGCTCCGCGTTCCTCGGCCTTGTCAGGTTTACGAGAAAGTACACTATTGCAGTAACCAAGGTTTTAATACTCATGAGGTTTCTCTCTTGATGAATAGATTGGGCGCTTATTATTGTCATCAAGTTTATAGTGACTTCCAACCAAAAGAAGTTGTCAGTAGGTTGTTTGATGAGGAGCTTGTAGAAGCGATCTTAAATAATCGCGTCTATGACCCTATGACGCTTAATCAGGAGTTTGATTATATTGACCTTATCAGCCTGTTCTCAGTTCTAAGAGTTGATCATCGTATACGAAACACAACTAGAAGACAGACAGTCTCTAAGCTCGAACTCAAAGCTTTAAACAGATGGTACATCTGCATCAAGAACCCACAGGGAAGTATTAAGGATGCACCACCTTTCCCAACCATAGAGAGCGCTCAAAGCTGGCTAGCTGATCATCCACAATCTAAAGCTCTCCAAGCAGTCTTTAAAGCGTCTCGTATGCAGACTAGTAAACATGATCTTCGAGCAACTTTGATGTGGTTAGGGATTAACCCATGAAACGACAGATGAGCCCAATAGCTAAGCACAACGCCTTAACGAAACTTCAGGCAGCACGCGAGCGCTTAGGAGCTCCACCCAAAAAGATTGAAAAACCACAATTCAAGAATTGGCCCATTGAATTGCTCCCCACTGATTTTACTGCTGAGGAGCTCGCGACACTACCGGAGTTTTTGAGGTGACTAAGCGAACCCCTGAAGAGATCCGCGCTGACCTCAGGAGACGATACCACGAGAGAAAAAATAACGAGACTCCAGAGGAGAGAGAAGAACGCAAGTTATACGAGCGTATGAAATATGAACAGATGTTAGCTAACGAGACCCCTGAGGAGAGAGAAGAGCGCAGACGTAAAGCCAGGGAGCGATACCGGCGCATCGTGGCCAATGAGACCCCTGAAGAGAAAGAAGCGCGACTGCAAAAAGTGAGAGCGTATCAGCGCAAGTACTACGCTCGTAAGAAACGAGAGAAGAGTAAGAGAGATGACTGATATAAAATTAGTTTCCAAAGATATAACGCGCACGCGCATAAGGACAGGTGAGGAGATATTAGCTACACTCAGAGAGATGTTAGTTACTCGCCTAGAAGAAGACCTCGACCTAACCAACCCTGATGATTTAGACATCTACAATAAGTCACGAGCGCTTCAAGAGTACATCGACAAGACTTTAAGAGAGGCAGAATATGAGCAAGAAGTTAGGAAGAAAACCTTACCCACGAGCGGTAAGAGATAGACTACTTGAAAACCTCAGAGAGGGAATGAGCATAGTGGCCGCTTGCACCCAAGCAGGCATCTCAGAGAACACTCACTACCGTTGGCTAGAAGAGTGTGAAGATGGAGAGTGGACTGAAGAGGTCAATGCTGCCAAAGACTTTGCTGAAGCTGTGGCCCTAGCCAAACTCAAAAGACTAGGCGACGAGAAAGCAGACTGGCGAGCTTATGCTTGGATCTTAGAACGCCGATACCCTGATAGATGGGGAGCGAAGAAAGAATTAGAACTCAATGTAGGCTCGACCTCTGACAAAGGTACCGAGATGGTCACTTCAATGATCACCCAAGTACAAGAGGAGCTCAAGCCGCGAGATGACGATGAAGACCTGGAGGACACCCAAGATGCAGATGATTAGAGTTAAACTGAAGAGAGCTTGGACTGTTTACCCATCGACCAAGGCCACGGACTGGACTATAGAGGGTGGTGAATACCACATCAGAGCTACTAATGATGATGAGTCTGATGGATGGGAGCGCATACACTACGATGAAGTAGATGTAGAGATTGGCGCTAAGGTGATCACCTCAGAGACGAACCGACAAAACCTCACTAATCGAGAGTTTTATGAGGTCACTGCGACCGGCCTTAAGTTTGTTGATTGTGACTAATGACTGATGACAGACCTAGTTTTAAACCCACTTCAACGAGCTATCATCAAGAGTATCCTCTCAGAAGATAGGATTATCGCGGCGCGGTGTGGGTGGGGCTCAGGTAAGACCTCAGCGCTAGTCTTTGCGCTCCTCTTCGTGACGAGAATGAGGCCTGGCACATCATCTCTACTCGTGACTGACACTAACCCACGTTACAACAGTGTTCTAATGCCTGAGCTAGAAAAGTGGCTAGGCCCATTGGGGTGGACATACAACCACACCCTCAGACAGTGGCTTGATCCATCAACACAATCTACTGTTTGGTGTCGCTCCTATTATCGACCAGGTACGCGAGACGCTACCCATAACCCCCTCGAGGGGCTTAACATCACTAGTGGTGTCTGTTTGATCGATGAATGCCAAACTCTTACTGCTGAGGTAGCGCATAAAGCTATGGGTCGATTAAGGGCAGGGCCATCCCCCATCATGATATTGGTGGGGCTGCCTGTCAGCTCTGCTTGGTGGGTGCAGATGGCAGAGCAAGCGGAGTGTCAACCTCTACTCTTTAGCTCATACGTCAATGAAGCAAACCTCAGCGCTGAGTGGTTCGAGGCCACAAAGCTCTTACCAGTCGAGGAGCGTGAGGCCATGGTTCTCAATAAGCCTAAGCCTCCCTCAGGTCTTATCTACTCTGAGTTTACCGAGTCCCATATTATTGATGGTTGGAAGTATCAGCCGAGTATGACAGGACGTATCGCTATTGACTGGGGGTTTAGGAAACCTAGCGTCTTGATCATCTGCCATGATGAGCAACTAGGCGCTGATGTTATATGTGGCGAGCTCAACCCTAAAGAGGTGACGATTGAACAGCTCACAGAGTTGATACTCTGCATAGCATGGCCACGGGCTCATAAGAGCTTTGCACCCTCGCCGCGCATTTGGCTTGATGTTGGAGTAGCAGACAAGGCCGGTCGCGCTCGAAATGACCAAACAGGCAGATCAGCATTTAGAGCAATCCGAGGAGCTCCCCCCAATGGCCTCGGCCTACCTCTGAGGTCAAACACAGACCCAATAAGGACAGATGTCCTCAACGGCATTCAACGCTTGAAGCGTGCTTTTAATCGTAGGCAATACCTCATCACTAGAGAGGTATGGACTAAAGGCGAGAGAGCTACAGGCAACAGCCTACATAAGGCCATCATGAGCTACGCTTGGGATAACAAGGAGCAGCCTAAAAAAGATGGTCGAGAAGACCCCCTTGATGCTCTCCGTTATGACTGCATCACATGGAATTGGAATGACTCAGA